GTCTCATCCTTACTGACGATGGCACGTTGCGGGAACACGATGGTTTCAGGGCCAGTCTTTTTGTCGGCTACCATGTAGACGGTATGCGTCCTCTCAATGTTGAGGATGTGCACAACGAACAGGTCGTAGTCCAGTAGCCGGATGTCCTTGGTTAACTCCTCGTCACCGTCGCCCTTCTTCTCAATCTTCTTGTGCATGATGACACCGCCGCCCTGTGCATAACCAAATCCCTTGGGGGCGGGGGGTCGGGCAATCTTGCTCTGCGGAGCAGCGATACTTTCCTGTACTTCAAGCGCGATTTCTTTTTCTTCTTCGTCCGTCTTCAAATACCGCGCCAGTACCAGAGGGTTAGTAACCTTGCCGTAATGCTTGCAGCCTGCGCATGCTCCGTCGTTAAGTTCCTGCATCTTGGAGCAGGGGTACGGCCCCTTGATATCGCGCAGCTTGTTGTGCATACGCTCTTCATCGTAGGGGTGCAGGCTACTTAGATAGGTGTTGTATTCGTCAGCGTCTTCGCACTTCATTGACCACGACAGCAACCCGCGCCACAGCGGTTCCATACCTTCATCGGTGGCGTTCTCTACATAGTGCTTAAGTTGTGCGCAGCCCTCGCCTTGCATGCTCTTATCCAAGAGCAGCTTGAACTTGTTGCCAGACCCATCAACAATCTTGAAGGTCGATGCCTTCTTCTTGGGTGCGATGCCCGGAATTTCGAGCACCTCTTCCGCAGGGTGGCTAGTCAGTTTGCTCTTGATTGCATCGGCAACGGTTTCAAAGTTAAAGACTGTGTCGCCCTCAACCTTGATAGCGCACGGCATAGGCTCGGGTTTCTCGTCAGAGATGTACTTGAAGTTGTACGAACCGGGCACCCGCAGTACACGCGCCGCATCACCAGTAACGCTCTGGTCAATCTTGAACCCGTACTCAGAACAAAGCTTCTTCAAGTTACGCGCAGCGGGTAGCCACTCAGACGTAGGGATATCCCTGTCCATGGGCCAGTACATATGAATACCGCCGCCCGAATCCACGATGATGGGCGAACCAAGAGCAAGAAGGTCTGTGTCCTTGAGGAACTTACGCGCCGCTAACAGCGCTTCTTTCTTGGTGGCGTACTTACCCTTGCCGCAGTCAACGTCCACAAACAGGGACCGCATGTACGACACGTTAGCCGCAGTCCGCGCCCCGTCCTTGGCAAAAGAAGCCAAAGCAAAGTACGAATTAAGTTTCTGCTGCACGTGCTCAGCAGAACCCTCAAGCATATCCTCAATGGTCTTGACGAACTTGTGCTGCTTCCGTTCTGTATCAAACTCTGCTACGCAGTACAACCCTTTGGATGGGAGTACCCGCTGTAGGAACTCTACCGGCTCCATGCTTACCTCTTACAAGATATAAAGTTGCTCCGATGATGCAGCGCCGGATTCTTCAGCGCCTATCTCTTGTAAGAGGGCAAAGTAGAACAGGTACCGTTTGAGCATTTCTTTTTGCCAAGCCAACGGCATCCCACCTTCGGAAATAAATTGAGCAGCCGAAGAAATAAAAGCCTCATCTCTCAACCCCGCAGGTTCAGATGGTTGCATATTTTTCTCCATACATCTTCTGAAGAAGACGACGTTTGCATGATATCAACTAGCGACTGAACTACGCCCCTATAAGCAGGAGCAACCTCGCCCCCACCGAACCAGTTGTATACCGTCTGCCGTGTAGCGCCTGTGCTCTTGGCAATCTTAGTAACGGGGAAGTCCAGATAGACCGCCCACCTACCAAGCTGATTACCAAGAGTCTTAGGCGAAGCTTCGATACCGTCTTTAATTTTTTGTGAATATGCCATGCCAAAGCGGGGGCTAGGCCCCCGTCCTTTATTCGTCGTCCCACTCGTCCACAAGGGAATCCAGACTACCCTTGGCCTTTACGTTCTGCGCGGGGGCAGACTCCTTACGAACCTTCGGCTCTTCGCCTTCGTCCTCTTCAACGGCGACGGCAAGCTTGGGCTTACGTGCAGGCGGGGTGCCTTCGATTTCAGGCGCGGGGAGAGCAATCTTAGCTTCTGTAGGAGCAGGGCCGTGGGTTGTCTTGATTGCGCGTTGCGCGTCGGCGGTTGCACCTTGCTTCTTAACAACATTGTATTGCTCTTCCGACAACCATGCAGCCGGACGGAACAGAAGCTTGGGCACCGCAGCCTTGGTATCGAACTTCATGCGGGTGACGAGCATGTCGGGGTCCCAACCGTGCGCATCCAGATACTGAGCGTAGGCGCGGAGCGGACGAGCGTCGTTCTCTTCCTTGCCGAAGATAGAGGTGGCAGGCAGGGTCATCTGAAGGACATCACCTTCAAGGTCGTTAGCCAGAACCACAGCGATGCGCTGCGAGAAACGGCAGGCACGGCTCTCGCCTTGACCCGAACCCTTGATGTTGTTGGGGCAGTTGGCGCAGGTATCAGACTGAGGTTCTTGAATAGAAGTATCCGGCTTCTCGCCATCAGCAGACCAACAGGTCGGAGTGGTGGTCACACCTTCTTCATACGTACCGCCATAGTACGAGCGGCCAATCTTGGGAGCAGCGTTGACAATAACAACATCCAGATGGCGGTCTTCAATAGCGCCGACTTCCTTGCTACCAGCAAACAAACGAAACACACCGCCCTTGATAGAGATGCGCTTGGTCAGCGAGCCGCCACCACCGTTACCGGCAAGAGCAGCAGCAAGAGAAGAGCGCTCAGCGCGCTTGGCAAACGAGGGGACAGCGTTCCCCTCAAACTTAACGATTTGAGTCATTGCTTTAGTCCTTCTTAACGAGAGGGTTTGCGTACCGAAATGTCGAACTCTGAATCAGAGTTGAGGCCCGGAGGTACGAGGCCGGGGTTTTCCGTAAGAAAAGTTTCCATGTTCTTCTGAGCGATGCGCTTCTCCAGAAGGTCGAGAGCATCATTGGTAACGACGAACTCCTTGAAGGATGCCCAATCGTTTGTGCTGTAACGAGTCTTCTTAGAAAGAATCACAGTCCCGAAGTCAGTCCGCGCAGAGGTAGTACCAAGTGAGAGCATACGCTCTTTGATAGCCATCTTGACAGCGTCTTGTTGTTCCTTGAGCGCAGCCAGTTTGGCGTCGTATTCTTGTTGCACTTCCTGAATGGCAGTGCGCATCTTGAGGTACACCCGCGTGAGTTTGTCGAGCGGTACCTGAGTTTCAGAATCCATCACACTCTCCTGTTGTTTTGTCAAAACTTTAACATGCCTACTCGGCAGATGCAAGCTCTTCTTCGTACAATTTAATGAGGCTTGTATGTTCGTTGACCCGATGGGCAAGCTGCTTAAACATGCGCCGCTCAATCTCTGAGCCTTGCAGGTGGATGACCGTTACCTTATCTGACGTTTGCCCTTGACGGTCAGCACGGGCACAACATTGAACGTAAGTTTCTACACTCATAACCGGACCCCAGAACACCACCGTGTCCGCTGCGGTGAGGGTGACACCGTGCGCTGCTGCTTGAGGTTGAATCACTAGTACTCGGGGGGCCGGAGTGGTCTGAAACTGGCTAAAAATAAGTGTTCTCTTTGAGGCTGAGATATCACCGTGAATCGTGGCGCACTCAATTCCATGCCTTCCTAAAAACTTACTTATAGTATCTATGCTATGTCGGAAGTTAGCGAACACCAAAACCTTGCGGTCTGTTTCTTCCAGTACTTCCATCAAAACATTCAGGCGCGGAGCGCAATCGAACTCGACAACCTCACCGTCATCGGTGTATGCAGCACCCGCCGAGATTTGCAGAAGCTTGTTCACGTTCACCGCTGCGTTAGCAGATGTGATTACTTCGCCTGCCGCCTGCACCATCATCCGTTCCTTGAGCAGCTTGTAGTACTTGGTCTGCTGTGCGGTTAGCGGCACCTCTCTGGTCTCAGTCATAACCGGCGGGAGGTCGAGGCATTGCTGTTTGGTAAAGCGGATGGCAGGTTGCAGCGCTTCGTAAACTTTGTCAGGCGCATCTGCTTTGGGAATCCACTTGAACTGGGTCAGCTTGCGCATGACCATGTCGCGCCATGCAGTCTGAAACTTAGGCACGTTACTGGGGTTGACCAACTTGGCTAAGCCATACGCATCAACCGGCGACTGACTGGCGGGTGTGCCGGTCATCATCCACAGGAACGTCTTTGGTGTAATGAGTTTGGCTAACGACTTCCACCGCTTAGTCGAGGGGTTCTTGTATGCGTTGGCTTCGTCAACGATGATGAGGTCAAACCGTCCGTCGTTCTTAACTTCATCGGCAATCAGGTTCAGCCCATCGTAGTTGGTAATAACAAACTCATACTCGCCCTGCAC